CCATAATCGTGGGCGCACTCACATCAGTACGGAAGGGCAGGCCTACCGTGATCGCGTAGCCCAAATAATCAAAGACGAGATGCTGGATATCGGCATCACCGCGCCGGTAAAGATCCGCATCGAATGCCATATGCCTGACCGCCGCCGCCGGGACCTGGACAACCTGCAGAAAGCCGCATTCGACGCGCTGACCAAAGCCGGATTCTGGCAGGACGACCAGCAGGTAGACGATTACCGGGTGAAGCGTATGCCGATCGTCAAAGGCGGAAAGCTGGAATTGACCATCACCGAGCTGGAGGCCGCATGACCCGCGACCAGATAGCCCGATACCAGGCCGAAAGCGTCATGCGCGCCAAACAGCCGCCAGTAGCAAAGCACAGCCAGAACCAGACCAAAACCAAACAGCCATTAGGAGAAGCAGCATGAACCTCGAAAGCGCAGTTAAATTTCACTCTCCTAAATCACCACAGCTATCAGACGCACCAAGGGCAACCGCGTCAGATTCTTTAACTGGCACTGATGTTATGGCGGCATTCGGCATGGTGCAAAGTCGCGCCCCACTTGGATTCAGTGCTTTTAGCGGGAAGATGAATCTGAGCGAAGTCGATAAAAAGAAAGCTGTTCAGTTGCTAATGCAATACGGGGTAAAGCACTGCGATAAGGTGGCAGCCTTTCGCAAGCTTGAAACTAATGTTAAGGGCAAGATTCTGCAAACTCTCGCAACTTTTGCATATCAGGATTATTGCCGATCAGCGGCCAGCCAGCTTACCTGCTCATGCTGTAATGGCCGCGGCGTAATCAGGAGGGAGGAACTGGTGGTTAAGCATCCCGGATGTGGAGAGAAAACGCCTGCAAAAACAGCTAAAGAGCAGGTGGAAGAAACGTGCAAGAAATGTAGTGGCCGAGGCGTCATATCAACATCCTGCGTGAAGTGCAGAGGGAGAGGCGTGGCATTGGATCGCAAGAAGTCAGAGGAGCAGGGAGTGCCAGTTATGAGTGCTTGCCGTCAATGCTCAGGCAGGGGGTATGAGCGCCTTCCGGCAGCGTCCTGCTATCGAGCCATCTGCCAGTTTACTGATGCTATTTCACCTGGCGTATGGGATAAGGCCATTAAGCCATTCTATGAGAATTTAATTGCAGAGATTGAAAAGGCGGAATCTTCAGCAAATGCGATCTTATCGAAAGTTACTAGCGAAGTTTGATTCCGATAACGATTGCAGCTTGCATAATGACGAAAGTTAGAATATTATCGCCCTAACACTATGAATCCGTCTGAATGTTAAGGTGGATTCGATAAGTGGGTGATTCAGGATAAAAGAGGCGGCTCCTGAACGCTGATCCCGCCTAGTTGGTCTAGCCACGTGATTGCGTGACGACTCCAACCACCGCAGGCTGAGAGGTCTGCAAGAGCGTACGATACCACCGCTCCGCAAGTAGGTATCCGGGGTGACCAATTAATACGCCTGACGATTCTCTGAAATGAGATGAAACACGATGTGTAGCGTAGCCCTTCAAAGGTCACTTAGTTGAAGGGGTGAGCGGAGCAATCATTTAAGCCTGAGGTTAACGCCTTGGGCTTTTTCGTATCTGGAATACCACTATCTGGGACTATAAGCGCATAGCGCAACGCAGCACCCATCGATTGGCGGACCAGAACCCGCCTTTTTTATTTTCGGGCTCCGGGGATCACCCTCGACATCTCCCGTTGCTAAATAGCCCTGAGAGCCCGGCCCAAATCAACGAGCACCATACCGGTGCCATCATGAAGAAATCGATTATGCAAGACAGACCGGATACCTGGGCCGTTATGCTTGCGTGGCTTGTAAACCACAAAAACGAAGCTGGCTATTCGGTTCTGGCTTTTGTCATGTCGATACTCGCTACCTCACGCGGCGCAAAATCAAAGTGGAAAGACAGGATCGCCGGCGCAACGATGTGCGGCATCCTTTGCTTCTTCGCTCAGCCCACGCTCACGGCTATATGGGCAATCTTCAACTGGAACTTCCCGCCTGAACTCTGCTGGCCTATCTCGGCTGGCGTGGGCTATGTGGGAGTAGATTCACTGTTCGCCTATGCGCGGCGTCGTCTTGGCCTGACTGAACCGGGAGAAAAAGCTAATGCTGACCCTCAGTAAATTCCAGCAAGCCACTGGCGTTAGTTCTGCGCTGGCTCAGAAGTGGTTCCCGGTGGTCAGCGCAGCCATGCAGAAGTACGGCATCAGCACGCCGTTACGACAGGCGCACTTCCTTGCACAGGTGGGGCATGAGTCTTCCGGGTTTGTGCATACCGAAGAGAGCCTGAATTACCGCTACGGCGCATTGCTGGCTATGTTCGGCAACCGCATCAGCCAGGAAGAAGCGTTCAGGTATGGCCGGGTTGATTCGGGCCAGAATGCTCACCCTGCAGACCAGAAGATGATCGGCAGCATCATCTACGCCAACCGGAACGGTAATGGCGATCGCAATACTGGTGATGGATATCGTTACCGCGGGCGCGGACTGATACAGGTGACAGGGAAGGCGAATTATGCCGCACTGGTGAAGCAGCTTGGCGTTGATATCGTTCAGAACCCGGAACTACTTACACAGCCTCAGTACGCTGCTGAATCAGCAGCTGCATGGTGGAGCAATCACGGACTTAATTCTGTCGCTGACTCTGATGATGTTACCCGCATCACCCGAATCATTAACGGCGGTACAAATGGACTGGAGGACAGGAAAGCCCGCTTGACTAAAGCTAAGGGGGTTTTATGTTCGGTTTAATCAGTTTATTCCGCTTTTTCAAAAACAACGCGCACATCCTCATCCCATGCGCATTCATCATCCTTGTTGCCATCTGCCTGTGGGGGCTAAACGCGCGCAACTACCAGCTTACTGCCACGAACGAAAGGCTTACCCAGCTGAACGACAGCAAGGATGTGCAGATTAACGATCTGAGGGCAAAGAATGACGATCTGGCTGGAAGCGTTAAAGAGCTTGCAGGAGCGGTTAACAGGCAAAACGTTGTCATGTCGGAAGTGGCAGAGCAACGGGCAGAAGCCGCCCAGCAGAACAGGATGCTACAGGGTGAGATTAAGCGTTACCTGGCAGCAGATAAGTGCGCTGTCGCTCCTGTTCCTGATGCCGCTGTTGAGCGGTTGCGCGCCGCAGCAGAAGCCGCCCGTGGAATACCGGCTGGTAAAGACGCCAGCCCTGAATCTCCCGGCAGAGCTAACGTCCCGCATTGATGTTCCGGATCTGCCCGACAACCCGTCGTATGGAGACAGCGTAGCAATGAACGCGGCGCTATATGGGATCGTCGGGCAGTGCAACATCGACAGGACAGCAATACGCAAGCTCCAGTCGCAGGACAAAGAACCTCATCCCTGAGGCCCTGACACAGTCTCTCCTCTGGACTTTAAGCATAGAGAAATAACGGAGCCTCGCATTAGCGGGGCTTTTCTATTGGGCATGACAAACCCCAAGAAGAACTGCCACCCGAAATGGCAGAGCATGGTTGAAATGCGAAATGCCCGTTCCTGAATGGCTATCGCATGGCTATGCAATCTTAAATACACCGAACCCTAACCTGTGAAATGAGCCTTTGGAGACGTCAGTTTAGTGCTGGCGAGCCTTCGGTGGGCTGGCGTTTCATTTCGGCAAAGGTTCATCTCACAGATGAGGTAAACGCTATGAATAATCCGTCAGTTATTCCGGCCTTCGACTTCCGAGAAATGGTGCAAGCCAGAAACGGAGATGTGGTCACTACATCCAGAAAAGTAGCTGAGTACTTCGGCAAACGACATGGCGATGTACTCAGGAAGATTGAGCAGGTTAAGGCCGACTGCTCGGGCGAATTTAGCCAACGCAATTTTGCGTCGGCTGATTATATCGATGAGCAGGGCAAGGTTCGCCCGATGTACAGCCTGACAAAAGATGGCTGGATCATGGTTGTGATGGGATTCACCGGCAAGGCTGCGGCGGCAATCAAAGAGAGCTACATCGCAGCGTTTAACTGGATGGCCGATCGCCTGAACCGTCACATGGCGATGGGTGAAGAAATGCAGCACCGCTACGCCATCAAAGAAACCCGCTCAAAGCTGAAAGGTACTATCGGCAGCCGACTGATGAACGAGCGGAAGAAAGAGAAGCGCGTTCTGGCCGTTGAGCATGAGCACATCATGCAGGTGACGCAGCCTGACTTGCTAATCGGGTAGGCCTTTCCAAAGCGTCCTTCTCTGGGCGCTTGATAATGGTGGCGAATATCTCATTTTTTATTGTGGTTGACATAAGTTATTGTTTTGCATTGGTTATTTTGTCGTTGGTATAATTAACCGTCTACTTCAAGAGGGTTGAGTATGCTGACAATAGTTCTGTTTGACGATGGGCGGCCTGGCGAGATTTGGCCTACAGAAGAAGTTGGGAAAGTGGTAAAGGTTCCTGACTGTCAGTTTAAGGCTCGCGGAATGCTTGGCGGAGTAGCAAACATCACTGATGTGGAGTATCAGGTCTTTGAGTTCCGAGTGGATGACGAGGTTTATCTGATTGGAGTTAACGGGCGCAGGCCAAGCGACGCTGTTATTAGCTCTCACATCATGCATAACGACCCCAAGCCTAAGCCATACAAAACACTGTAACCGCCTCCGGGCGGTTTTTTATTGCCATTACCATGGGCAGACCCATCGTAATGGCTATAGCGGATAAATCTAAAATATGCCCTGTATGGGATAAAGAGGCTTTATGTCCGACATCTACCAAATCACCCTGACAACCCAAACAGGCGAAACCTTCACTGGCAAGATGACTCGTCGTCAGCCTGAGCTGGTTAATGGCTTTGTGCCGCTGGCGACTGAAACGGGCGAGTGGTTGTATTTCGCTCCGGCCGATGTGAAGCGCGTGCAGTTCACACCAGCACCTGCAGATCAGGCCGATTAGCCAGTAGAAGAAAATGTGTCAAGGAAGCTAAAAAGTGAAAGGCCTATCACAAGATAGGCCGTAATTTTAGTCTTTCATAAACTTCTCACGACGGTAATCGTCGTAATCGCTTTGTTCGCGACAGTCTTCGCAAAGTAAGCCGCCATGCTCCCAGGTATGTTCATATGCTTCATCAAGCTCTGCACCTTCCAGAACCTTCCCGCAACCGTTGTGATGTCCGCCGGGATCGGTGTAACCCTCACAACCATGACTCATAAATGGTTGCAATACTTTCTTTTGTGCCGCTGATAAAGTTGAATATCCTTTGTCGATAGCAAGCTTGGCAATACCAGAAACTTTTCCATCTTCATTATGGAAAACATCATGCTTTAACAGTGTTTCGAGCAAATTCTCTTCAATACCCATAGCTCCTCCTTATGAAATCTCTTCAATAATCGGATAAAAGTAAGAATCATAAAGTGATTTTGAGCAATCATGAGGAGGAAATCACATTTAAATAGTGATGGAATCAAAGGAATAACTCATGGCGAATGATGTCGAACGCAGGCCATATCCGCCAGTTAACTTCATCGACTCTGCCAACTGGCAGCCATATACCAGGCTGATCCCTGCCAACGAAGTGAATGAGTGGGTGAACCATCAGATCCTCAGCGATACCGGCAACATCCACAACCCAGACCATGCACATTTGATAGATGCGGATCTCTGCTTCATGTGGGCCTCTGATTCTTTCGCAAAGAAAGGGCGTTATGTGCTCGGCCAGGCTGAACAGGTAATGCTTCGTGCTGGTGGATGGCAGAAGGCCCGGATGGAACAGCAGATGCATGAATGGTTCGGGCGCATCCCGAAGTTCATCATCACCCTAGCTGCCGATTACTGCTCACAATGCAGTGACCTCGAATTCTGCGCGCTGGTAGAACATGAGCTTTACCACATCGCCCAGGCCACCGATGATTTCGGCGCACCAAGGTTCAACAAAGAGACCGGGCAGCCAGTGCTTACACTGCGTGGCCACGACGTCGAAGAGTTCGTTGGTGTCGTACGCCGTTACGGTGCCAGCAAAGAAGTGCAGAAACTGGTGGACGCGGCCAATGCGCCAGCGGAAGTGGCTCACATCGATATAGCCAGGTCATGCGGGACGTGCATGTTAAAGTTGGCATAGGCTTTATTAGGATTGTCATGGAGGTAACCGATGGCAGCATTATCGACAGAGGTTAAAGCCTTCATCGTTCAATCGCTCGCCTGCTACGAGACCCCGGTAAAAGTCATTGAGCTTGTAAAGGCTGAATATGGCATCGATGTATCACGGCAGCAGGTGTCGCAGTATACGCCCGGTAACGCAATGGCGGCCAAGTTGAGCCAGAAGTGGATTGACCTGTTCAACGCTACCCGTAAACGATTCCAGAATGAGATCGGTGACATCCCGATCGCAAATAAAGCGTACCGGTTGCGCGTTCTCGACCGAATGGCGACCAATGCTGAAAAGATGAAGAACTACGGCATGACCTCGCAGCTTATCGAGCAGGCCGCAAAAGAAATGGGCGATGCCTACACCAATCGCCAGAAAGTCGAACATACAAGCCCTGATGGCAGCATGACTCCGCAGCCAACGATCATCCAGCTACTACCTGTTGAGCCAAAGCATGAGTAACGCCGTTCAACTGCCGATCCCCGCAAAGCTCGCGCCACTGTTCACGGCTGTGAATAAGCGTTACCGCTGCTCGCACGGTGGACGTGGTAGCGCCAAGACGCGCACATTCGCACTGATGACCGCAGTGAAGGCGTATCAGTCGATGATGAACGGTGAAAGCGGCGTGGTGCTCTGCGCGCGTGAGTTCATGAACTCGCTGGAAGAGTCGAGCATGCAGGAAGTGAAACAGGCGATCCTGTCTGTTCCCTGGCTGGCTTCCAACTTTGATATCGGCGAGAAGTACATCCGCACTATCG